ACCAGTAAAAGTACCTCCAGTAGTTGGAAGATACCTCTGGTTTACCTCTTGTGTAACGTATAAGTTTTGTGTAAAGTTTTCGTTTAGATCTTCTGATTTGATTGCCGATCCAGCATAAAATGTTGCTGTTAGTTCATCAACTGTGGTTTCTCTAAATATTTTGATTAGGGCTCCTGTAGCGGGAGCAGTATTAAATTGTAGTGTGGTTGCAGTTGGCAGGGTGAATGCCGTAGTAGCCACTCCATCGAGACTTGCTTTGATGTCCGATGTCTTAAGATATGGAAATGTGAAAGAGTACGTTGTCGTACTATTGTTACCAGTATAGTTGTTTTCTGTAACAGCACTCATGTTAGTTACCGTAATTGATTAATTGTCGTGTTTCTAAATCCTTTTCTTGTATGTTGGCGGCTTCATTTACATTACCAACTTGCATCTCCTCTCTTGCGAGTTGAGCGTTGATAATAGATTGTTCAATATTAGGATTCTCGCTAAGGAATCTAGCCTCTGCAAGTTTTTGAGCTTCACGTATTATCATGTTTAGCTCTTGGTGTATAGGTAATAATTCAGTTTTAAGTTTGATTCTTTGGTCAGCTCTTCTAAAACTAGATCTTCTGAACTTACGTAAAGCATCAATCTCTTTCTTATACCTTTTATTTTTCATTAAGCGTTCAACTTGTTTAAACAACTGTTGCTCACCTATGTATTTATTTATCTGTTCTCTGTCTTCTGGTTTCCATTCGTATGATCCAGTGCTATCCATCTTCAGCATGCTGAGACCATCGTAACGTATGTCACGTAGAAATACACGCCATGGCTCATTTGTACCACTTACCTTAATAGGACTTAGTGCATTCAGTGCACGTAGTATTGGATTGTCAATATCGTTAAGTGCACTACCAGTCCATATATCTATTTGATTTGGTAGCTGATTTCTAAATCCGGGTAGTCTGTTAGCTACGAATGATTGTACTTCGCCCGCTAAGTCTTTCTGTGCAGAATCAATAGCTTTAGCAACTACACCTAAAGATCCACTAGCTGGTATCCAAGATACCTGACCAGCTCCTAGTTGTGCCCATGCACGTTCATTACCGTTAAGTGCATCAAACAAAGGTTCTATCATAGTCAACGGTGATTCGTTTAAGAATGTAGCACCAAGAGTCCATGTAGCTTTAGACATAAAGTTTTCTAACAAATGCTCATCTAAGTCAGTTGCATAATATGCAAGATCCCCCATAAGTGTAAGTATGTGTTCGACACCTATAAGACCTTTATAACTATACCAGTTATTTCCGACACGTATAGTCTTAGGTTCATAACCCATCTCGTCTCTTTCTTTGTTACGCTTAGATGCGTTGTAATGACCGTTACCACGAATGTTACCACCCAGTGCATAACCCCATAATGTACCTGTAAGTATGCTGCTAAAAGCTTGTCTGCCTACATACTCAGCTTGTATCTGTTTAAAGATAGCGTCTGCAAATGGTTCTTTACTTGCATCAATACCATGTTCCATAAGTGCTGCTGCTATTTCGTCTGCTGATTTAGCATATATAGTTTTAGCATACTTATTGATACCGGGTATAAGAGTAATAGGTGTCCAAGATGTGGCTGCTTTTACATAGTTAGATGCAGTACGTGGAAACGCTAGTAACTCTTTGAGGATAGGATATGCTGTAGTAGCTTCTGTAAGATAACTAGCTACACCATCATCTAGGTTAAGTTGTATCTCACCTGAGAATGATTTAAGCACTTGATCTTTGACTAATCCATTCTCATCAAAAAAGTTTTTGTAATGCCTATTTTCAGCTTCAAAGATTTTCTGCCAGTCTGCATAACCAAACTCACTAAACACATCTTCATACGCTTTAACACGTGAGTAGTAATGTGCGTTGTGTGTATTAGTAAATACGTCAGGAAATACCATTGCTGTCATACCATAACGTAGACCCTTCATCTTAGACATCTGAGTTAATGCAGCAGCTGTCTTAAGCTGATAGGCTCTACCCCAGTTACCATCCTTCTCATATAGCTTTGCAACATCTTCCATGATGTCCCAAGCCTTGTCTGTCTTAAATACATAATCTTTACGGAATGCACTTAACATAGCATTTGGGTCTTGATTAACTTTCTTCATCATGCTAAATGCGTCAGTTAATGCACGTCTATTAGTCTCCCATACAGCACCATTGTAATAAATAGTTTTCATTACATTGTCCATGTCACCCCTGATAGCGTGACCAAGTACAGCTGTAATCGGTCTAAGTATAAGCTGTGAGCCATTACCTATACCAGCTCTAAATGCTGATATACCAGATAACATATTATTATATCTTACACCCCATGCACCCTTAGCAAACAAGTTCATGTTTTTAGGGTCAGGACTCTTGAGTAATCCAAGTGGTGTAATCTGTTCAGCTGCCCATTTGTATAGTTTAGCTAGACTGTCTACGTCTCCATTGGTGTGTGCATATGCGTCAATCAATGGACGTAAAGCATCAGGGTTAGTTTTACGTAGTTCTTTAAGTTCTTTTGTAAATCGTTTATTCTTAGCATGTATAGAGTTTTCTGCTGTCTGAAACTCAGTCAACAATGTTTCTATACCTTCTTCCATAGTACGTGGTGGCATCTGGTCAAACCAGTTTTTGTTACGTAGTGACCAACCAGATAAATACTTATTAAGAGCATACTCATCCATCAAGAATTGTAGCTTGTCAAGTATCACATCCATAGCACGGTTGTCATCTACGAATGGAGCCATCTCAGTTATAGACTGTGCGATAGTAGCAGCTTCTCTACCTAGAGTATCCATAACTCTACCTGATGATGCTGTTACATCTCTACCTAAGAATTTATCAACTAAATCACGCATAGCAAACGCTGCTGCTCTTGCCTGATCTTCGTTTATAACTTCTACTTTAAACTTACCTAACATTAGATTTTTAACATCTCTATCTTCTAGAAATAGTTTTCTAATATCATCTACAGTTTTATTAGGATCTATAATATCAGTATATATACCCCATGCTGCTGCGTTCATTTCTTTAGCACTAAATCTCACACCATCTACAATAGCATTAAATCTACCAGCGTCTCTTGCGACTTCAGCTACACCCATCACAGCATCACGACTTGTAGAGCCTACCATAAGACCTTTACGTCTCATAGAATCTGTGATAATAGGTGCTGGGTCTCCTTTAGATGTACCAGTTTTAATGGCTGTTGTATCTGCCATGTTACGTGCTACGTTACCGGGAGGTACACTTTGCTTTGCTTTTGCTGCATCATCAAGTACATCAGCATTTAAGTCAGCATCTAGTCCGTTAATATTAAGGTCTAGCTGTTCGTAGTTGTTAGCAGTTTTTCTTTCAATAGCTGCTTTTGTTTCTACATCTTCTAAGTACTCGTACCTACGGTAGTAATCATCCATACTATCAATGTTAGCTAAAGATTCCTCTAATGCTATTTTTTCATTGATAAGCTGTCTTTCCATACCTCGGCTTAAATTTGTACTACCTAATGATAGTAGCTCGTCAATTTCAGCAATACGTATAAGTTTATCAGGATCACCACCCATGCTTAGGTTAAGCTGTTTATAACCCTGTGCAGTCTCATCTAGCGGCTCAAACCAGTCCATGGTTTTGTGACCACCTTTCAGATCAAGAAAGGCTCCGAGTGCACTACCAAATATACTAAATGGTGCGGACTCTAACATGTTCTTACCTTTTCTTACACCGGGGCTATCACTTGTAGTAGTCTGAAATAACTGTGGTAAAGGTAGCTTACCCTTTGGTCCAAATGTATCAGGAAAAAACTGGACTAATGTATCAGTCAAAGTATCGTCTTCACCGACGTCACTTAGACCTAATATTGCAGCATCTCCTAATCCGTGTGCAGCCATGCTTGCTGATAGCTTTGTAAACCAAGGCTTACTAAATAATGCACCACCAGCTAACTTAGTATTTAGTTGATTCTGTATTGCACTACCACCTATAATAGAAGGTAATACAATAGAAGATATACGTCGAATACCTTGATGTGTAGGGCTGTCAAGCATTGTAGCTTGATCGTACTTTTCATCTATATTGTTAAACCCGGGTATCAGAGTACCAGCTGCATCCATTACAAAGTCAGCAAGTCCTAGACCGGGTGCAGATAAACCTTGAAATACACCGTCTAATCTTTTTAATGCTGGATTATTAGCATTCATATTATTTTGACGTTTAGCTTGCCTGACTAAATCAGTAGACATGCCAAAGTATTTCTGATTAAACTCTTCTTGTAATCTGTCTCTTTCATCTCCTTTTTTATTCCACCATTCTTCATATTCATTTGTCATGGTAGTATGATTGTCCTCTATAGATAAGTCTACAGAGCTATTACCAAACTTGTACCCAAAAGGAGCAGGGTATACAGGTTTAGCTGATTTGGCTTTTTGTTCCTCTTCAACCATCTGGCCGGGAACATATGTCTCTTCTTCCATTAGTTCTGTAGCTGTTCTATATTCTTAGCATCAAGTAGAAACTTCCATGCAGGCGTGTCAAACTGTGCTTCGATTGCATTTACACATACTTGTAAAGCTTTTTGATCGTTTGATAATCCAGCTGCTGTAGGTCCAAGTAGCTTATCACACCACTTGTCACCACCCCATTGCATGACTGCTTTCTTTGTTCTAGCATCTGCGTCTACTGTGTTCTTAAGTGTGTTTACAAAGTCTTCTTTTTTAACACCTTGTAATGAACTCTTATCCATTAATTTATTTAACAAACGGTTATTTGTTTTACCTGTTGTAAGTAAATTATATAGATGTGTATTATTAATTGTAGGATTAGCTGATGACATATCTGCTGCTACTAAGTCTACTAATCCAGAAACTCTTGTCTGTCCTTTAGTATCTCCTAATGAAGCATCAATCTCAAAACTAGATATATTACCAAAGTTTTCTCCAGCTAGTCGTGTAAATATAATTCTATTAGTTGCACCTGATTTACCTTGCTTCTGCTTAAATATACCAGATCCACGGTATCCATCTTTATCAAAATTAACAAGAACACCATTAACATATCCTAGTTGTTTATCTATAGATTCTTTAGCACGTGTATATCTTTCTGATGCTGTACCATTTGTATCAGCCGCATAGCGTGCAAGTAATTCAGATCTCATGTAATCAGCCATAGTAGATGCTGAAGGACCAGCAGCTTTATCTAGAACTCCGTCCTTTTCTACTTCATCTATTGTAGCATTTGTAATCTTTTTAATGTGATCGTCTAAATCTTGAAACTCTACACCTACTGATTGAGCAAGACTATTAAGATCCTTGTAGATAAATCCTATCTTTTGCTGTTCATCAGGTAGTGCTGCCCATGCGTGATATACTAATTGCATATCACCATTTCTATATCCTTGTACAATAGTAGAGGTTAATGTATTCTCATCTATATACTCGCTCTTAAACCCTAAACTGCCAGCAAATAATTCTCTAGCATACGGATTACCATTAGAAGCTTCATAGTCCTCAAAGAATGCGTCAGGATTTTTTTTATAGAATCCATCATTCATTTTTTGTTGATACTTAAGTGCCTCAGATTGCTGTCTAATTTTAGTAATTTTTTCTTCAGTATCTTGTTTCTTATCAAATGCTTTTGCATACTTTTCAGCTAGCTCATCTCTTAAATATGGAAACTTACCAAAAATACGATTCTTAGGTGTATCTTTATCAGCACCGGGTATCATATATCCGTCTGGATGCTCAGGTGTTACACCCATAACCTGTTCTAAAAATTCTTGAAGGTTGTTATGATTACCCATTTCACTTTCAGCCCATGCTATAATATTAGCTCGTGTGTTAGGGACTATAGGTTGGCTATAAGATCCATCACGATTCTGTATAGGCCTAGCATTAGCAGCAGATATTGCGTTTATAAATTCTGCATTCTTTCGGTTATAAACTGATTCTTTAAATTCTGGAGTAGTTAAGATTGAGTCATTACTTAAAGATATAGCGTTGACTTTCTCATCAAAACCAGCCATTATTTGTGTAGCTGCTTCATAATCTGCTCCAAGTGTTATCTGGTTTTCTGCTGCAAAACCTTTTTGCCTGTAAAAGTTTTGTAGTTTTAAACCTGTTTCTGAATCAGGGTTTATACCATACTGCTTCATTAATTCATGAACACGAAACTGATATAAACCTACTACTGTTTTCTTATTTACAGGTATGTTGTTTTCATCAAGAAAAGTTCTAAAGTCTCTTTCAAAACCGTCAAACTGTTTAACATGCTGAAGATAAAATATTTCTTTAGCTACAGGATTATGAAGTTTATCTATACCTGATAGATAATCATACATCTGTTTATCATCCTGATTACCAGTTTTAAGAAAACTATCTATAGCATTAAATCTTAGATTTGCATTTTCTTTAAAGTCTACATCACTTTTTATTTTTTGATGTACTTTTGTAATACTGCCAATCGTGCCGTCTTTTAAACGTCGTTCATACTCGGCTATACCAGCTTCTGTTTGAAAATAATTTGTAGCATTTCCAACAGCTCTTCCAACTGATCGTGCAAGTGTAGGGGATAATGCTCCCCATACATCTGCTAGTTTTTTCTGTTCGTCGATTTGACGTTTAAAATCCTGTTGCTCTCTGTCGTTATTACGCTTGAGTGCCTCAGCTCGTAACTTTTCTGGTATTTCAACTTCTACTTTACGTACAAGTTTTCTGTTTTCTTCTTCCAGTTTAGCAGCTCTATCAATACCTGTGATGTAAGATTGATCTGCTTGTCTTTGTTGATCTCTTAGATTAGCTAGTGCTTTGGTTTGCCTATCACCTTGGATTTGCATAGCCCGTAAGCCACCATCGACACTAGGTAATTGTCTACTTCCCCGAGCGTACTTGGTTAAGTATTTTTTAGTTGCCATTTTAATTTTAGAATAATTTACTTATATCTTTAGTAGCTGTTCCAAGTAAGTCTCCAACTGTACCCGCTACACTTGAAATTGTTGCACCCCATACTTGGTTTGCTGCCGCAGATGGTGAGAATCGAGTACCTTCAACAGGTGCTGGTCCAAAGTCATAGTCTTCAAATACTTTTGGGTATAAAAAGTCAGCTTGTGGAGTTGCTATTGGTGCAATAGGTTCCGGTAGTTTTCCGGGGTCTAGCATTTTAGCTGCATAGGCATTTATGTCTTTTATAACACGTTCTCTGCCTATATCTCTGATTGCACTTTGTGCTGCTATAGTTGCATTGTCAAGAGATAAGTCAAGTAAAGATAAAGCTGTAGATGCTTTTAATGCAGCTACGCTTGCTGCTTTATCTACTGATCTACCTGATTGACCTCTTGCTCTAATAGCTCCTTCAGCCTCTAATGCTTCTAAATATACATCTTGCTGGTCATATCTTTTTTCAGTTTCAATTTCTCGTAGCTTACGTCTCTCATCCATTTTTGCAGCTTTCTCGTTTGCTGCATTTATACTAAGCTGTTTATCATATACGTCTTCTGACTTGGCATACATACGATCATTCAGATCTTGTTGCTGATTACGGATCTGCATGTTATAGTTGTAAGAAGCCTGATTCATAGCATCTTTAAACTGTGCTATCTTACCTTCATTCTTGGCTCTTAATTCTATCTCTTTTATAGCATAATCACGTTTAGAGATCGCTGATTGTTTTGCCGCATTGTAAGAGTCTAGATCATATTGATATTGTTTTTTCTCTGCTTCTTTCTGAAGCCTTATCATCTCTTCAGTAGCCTTAGCCTGTTTATTTCCTCCAAATAAATTGAGAACAAGCTCGGCTCCTTTTTCCACTAAACTACTCATTATGTCCTCCTGTAAAATCTAGGTGAGTACATTCCTTCCCACATCATAGAGTTTACAGAAACGGGAAATGGTGAATCATTAAATAATCTTAATGTAAAGTTATCTGTTCTCTGGTGTATAGGTAATGTAAATATAGTTTGTTCTGATATAGGTATATCATTAGCTAAATAGTTGTCAGCTATAACAACCGGATTTAGATTATACCACTCATCAATAAATATAAGTATAGTAGAATTATTTACTGGTGCAGTATTAAATATAATCTTAGGTAAGACTCCAGTTCTATCAACAGTAAAATCTGTTGTTTCAACATTATTAACTGTAACTTTTATCTGGTCATCATCTATATAATCAATATCTGAACTATTCCAAGGATACTCTGTTGTAGATCCATCACCTGTATACTGTTTCTTACCTTGACGTATACCTTTAGATTTAAGTTTAAAACCCATAAGTCCTGATAGACCTACAGCAAACTTCATACGAGCTATTGTAAGATTAGCAGTAAAGTCACTGCGTCTCATCTCAGCATCTATCTTATAGTATGTCTTAGGTAGTATGACATCAAAGTCATATTTATATCCTACTATAACATCACTTGCAATACTTGTCAAGTCTTTAACTGGTACTTTAAAATATGTATTACCACTTTCAACTACACGTTCTGGAGATATAGTAAATCCAGATTCAATAAACTGACCTGTAGCTGTAGTACCTTTAATAATTATAACAGGTGTTAGATTAGTAGCATCATTATAAGGTATAAAACATTTACTAAAGTTACCAGCTGCGTCAAATACCACAGAGCTAGCTGGAGCATACAAGTCTATACATGGATTTAGTCTTTGACCATCGTTGTTAACAATAATAGCATCATCAGGGCTCTGACTTAAGCTAGCTTTGCTCAGTGTAAATTGTCCACCTTGTTTTGTTACAGCAAAAAATTCATCAGAATCTGTTGCTATAGTCTGTACATTACCGGGTGCAAGCCAGTTAAACCATGTTTGTAGTTTAACATCTTTACCTTCTGAGTATTGTCTAAAGAAATATATGTATCTTGTACTTTGTCCAGAGAATGCAATAAATTGGTTCTGTGCACTTGGTATAAATGTATCAATTGTGGAAGGTATCCATTCGTTTACAACTTTACCAATGTCAGACACGATTGGGTTTTGGTTTTCTCCACGTGTAACCATCGTAAAAACACGAGTATAACTAGGTGTCTTACTTATAAAACTAATACCAGTACCAGTATCAACAGGGTCAACTACCGTATCCATTTCATAACTAGATATAGTACGGATTGATGTTTTAGATGGTGTTAAGATACCATCAGATGATGACATAAGAAACTGTTGGTTAGCACTGAATAGTACAAGACCTTGGGTAGTTGGTAATACACTATGAAGTGCAACAGGTTTTAGTGCGTTTGCACTCAAGTCAATAGGGTCTGAATCTACTACAGTCTGTGCAGATGCGTGATACATGTTAAAGAAATCACCTGATTGACTCATAGATACAGTATCAGCAGATAGAAAACCTAATCTATTATTATGAAAGAATGACTGATTTATTTTCTGACCAACAAATGATGGGTGTTTATTAGTTTCATCATCACCAACAACTCTGTTAACCCATGGTATTGGTTGGACTTCAAAAGTATCAGGAGCTGTGTTGACTAGCTGATGTGGCATAGTAGAAGCATCTAGTCCTGTAGATACACTAGGAGATACTGTTTCTTCCCAGAATCCATCTCCTGATACTCCATCATTAGCTACAAATCTTAAGAAATAAGCTGATGTAAGTAGACCACTGTTAGCAATTTTAACTACATGACCATGCTTAGATTCGCTTGGTATTTCAGCTAGCGTAGCAACCTGATCTTGAAATCCGTTAGCTTGATCTTCAAAATCTCCACCTGTAACAGTAAATGTAAAGCTGCTAGTACGTTCTAAGTGTACATTATCTTTAAATCTAGTTACAGTAAGACCTGAGATACCTAAAGCATCTATAGCATTTTTTATCTGAGTTAAAGCTTGTACATAACCATCAGTACTACCAGTAGTTACACTAAAAGCTTGTCCATTTACAGTTCCTGAATATGTAGTATTTAAAGATGTACCTGATAATCTAATTGTAGCCTGTTTGTTAGGAGTAAAAGTAGGTGCAGTGACGGCTGCTGTTGTGACTAATCTATTAGTTATGATAGACTTATCTTGTATTGTTAGTATATCATAATCTGTACGTAATCCTGTAAGGTAGCTCTGTGATGATCCAATGTATGTTGGAGTTATTGCTGTACCTGTGATAGCATTCCATATAAAAATGCTTCCTGTGGATTGGAAGACGGGAGGAGAAGCGTTAGTATAAACTGCTGGTGTAATACACCCAATATATTTTTCTGTTTCAGTTCTTGAAATAAAGAACCATTTAGAGTTGTCATATATAGTGCCAGTACCTAGATTTGCTATATGCTGAAACCCCGGTCTTTTAGTAAGACCAAAGGTTGGATCAGGATAGCCGTTGATACATTCCTCGACTTGACCGGGAAGTTTCTTATCATCAGATTGTCTAGATACTCCACCAAGATAATCGTTAACTCGTTGAGTAACTGCTGGCATTATCGTTGTAAAGCGTGAAATGGTTGATAGCTTTGATAGAAGTTTTGTGAGTCTTGTGGATGTCCAAACATAGTAAACTGTCCTTGACTTGTTTC